AAGGTTGACTTGCTGGAGAAGCAGGTTGCAGATATGCAAGCCGACATCAAGAAACTATTGGAGCTTGCTAATCAAAGCAAGGGTGGCTTTTGGTTTGGCATGGCAGTCATCAGCGGCATCAGCACCGCTGCCGGCTGGGTCATCAGCCACTGGTCCAAATGATCGGCTTAGAGGCGATTCTGGGGCTTGGTGGTGAGATCATCAAGCGGGTATGGCCAGATCCAGCACAACAGGCCAGCGCACAGCTCGAGCTGCTGAAGCTCCAGCAGTCGGGTGAGCTTGCCAAGATCGTTGGCCAGCTCGAGATCAATAGGGCTGAAGCAACATCAGGGAGCTTGTTTGTCGCTGGTTGGCGTCCAGCAATCGGTTGGGTCTGTGCTACGGCGCTCGCCTATCAGTACGTTCTGCGACCGATTGGGTCTTACCTAGCACGACTGAATGGTATCGAGGTTGGTGATATGCCTACCCTGGACGCAACGCTCTGGGAACTGATGTTCGGTATGCTTGGACTTGGCGGGTTGAGAACCTTTGAGAAGGTGCAAGGGGTGGCATCTAAATGAAAGACAACTTTCAGAAAGCGCTGGATTTGACGCTTGGGTTTGAGGGCGGGTACTGCAATCATCCAAGCGATCCCGGTGGAATGACCAACCACGGCGTCACGAAGCGAGTCTGGGAGGACTGGACAGGCGAGAGTGCCGACGAACAGTGTATGCGCGAGCTATCCGTCTCTGACGTAGTGCCGCTTTACCGTGGACGCTACTGGAACAAAGTGTGGGGCGACGATTTGCCGGCTGGTCTTGACTACTGCGTCTTTGATTGCGCGGTCAACAGCGGACCCAAACAGGCAATCATATTCTTGCAGCGCGTGGTTGGCGTGGATGATGATGGCGTCATTGGGCCGATCACGTTGGCAGCGGTCAAGCGCGAAAAGGTAACGGATCTGATTGACGATTACAGCGATCTCAGGCTGCGCTTTCTTGAGAAACTGAAAGCGTATCCAGTCTTCGGAAAGGGTTGGACCCGTCGCGTTAACGCCGTTGAAGACTACGCGAAAAAAAATATATAAAACAATCAGTTGGCACTAGACAGCGTAACCTGAGCGTGGTATTTAGCACCAACGAAACGAATGGTGCTAAAAAATGCCTGGAAAACAGAAACTTTCCGACGAGGATTTTCTGGCTGCGTGGCAGAGATTCCAAAGCGCTTCAAAGGTTGCCGATTTTTTTGGATTCACCGAGCGCTGGGCGCACAATAATCGCCGCCGTTTAGAATCCAAACTCAAGATCAAGCTCGAGGCATCAGCACCAATTGCTCGAAACTTTGATCATCTACAAACCCACCATCTGACTAAGGCTCGGCACTACGCCGGTATCACTGACGGGGTGGTGATCGTATTTTCTGACGCTCACTTCTGGCCAGGATTGAGGACCACAGCTTTCCGGGGATTGCTATGGGCGATCAGCCAGCTCAAACCGTACGCCGTGATCAACAACGGAGATGCCTTTGACGGGGCTTCAATCAGCCGGTATCCGCGTATTGGTTGGACACAACAGCCTAGCGTCAAGGAGGAGCTGAATGCGTGTCAAGAAGCTCTGGCAGAGATTGAGGCAGTTGCCAAAGCGGCACGACATAATGTCCAGCTCATATGGCCACTTGGCAACCACGACTCAAGGTTTGAAAACTTTCTGGCAGCTAACGCGCCAGGCTATGAGGGCGTTGCCGGCTTTACGCTAAAAGATCACTTCCAGGCGTGGCATCCGTGCTGGAGCTGCTGGTTGACTGATGACGTGGTAGTCAAACACCGATATAAGAATGGCATCCACGCGACGCACACAAACACAATGGGCGCCGGCATCAGTATCGTTACAGGCCATCTGCATTCTTTGAAATGCACGCCATATAGTGACTACCGGGGAAACAGATATGGGGTCGACACCGGAACACTGGCCGACATTGACGGGAAGCAGTTCAACGACTACCTTGAAGATAATCCGGTCAACTGGCGTTCCGGATTTTCCGTGCTTACATTCCGAGATTCCCGGCTGTTGTTTCCCGAATTAGCGATCAAACACGCCGAAGGAATACTGGATTTTCGGGGCCAGCTCATCGACGTGTCTGCGCTCTAAATTCCTAAAGGGTCATCTCTGACCGACCATTGCCGGACAAAAAAATATTCTCCGTATTGGTCACGCAGCTCTGGCGGGTAACCGCGGTCGTTCAACCAATGGTGCAGATTGTCGTGCAGCTCGGTGTCCCAGACCTTGGGAAACCCGTAGCGCCAACCCTCCGGTGGATCGACCCAGACTTTCATTCGTTTTTCTCCTTAAGTGTGAAGCGGGAGGTGACATCAGGGGTGACTTCGGGGGTATCTGGTTGCGCCAGCCTATCGCGCAAAGCCAGGATGGTTGTGCAAAGAAAACAATCGCATCCATGCAAGTTCTCTGGTTTTGTTTGGTCTGATGCGTATTCCAGAGCATCCAGCGCTTGTTTCAGTAGTTCGCGGTCAGTCATTGCTGTTTCTCCTTGGACAGTTTCGGCCCTGATTGCAATTCCCGTGGCAGGGTGGACACCGTTTCATTTTTGGACCTCATTCTTTTGATCATTTTGTGTACGTTCTGGGGGCTGCAACCCAGAACCCGTGCTATTTCATTCATGGACGGCAATCGGCCAAGGGACTTCTCCAGCCCACCGATTGCGTCCAGTAATCGGATCTGAGCCATTCTCATGCGGCTGCTTTCATCAGCGCATCAAGAGCGCCGATCCGTGCTGAGAATGTCTGAAGGAACCTAGCACGCTCTACCATCGACAGCCGAGCAATCTCAGCATCGTTGGCAGTACGCAAGAGCTTGAGCTTGGCAATGCGATCAATCGGCGGCACTTTGCCGGCTTTCATTACGGCATCGGCCAGCGCATTGAACTCGACAACCCATGCGGCTTCATCGGCAGACATAGAGCGTGGTTTGGCTTCGTTAGGGACGCGTAACGCCCAAGTACCGCCAGCTCCATCCTCAAACTCAATCACGTCTGGCGGCGGCTCAGCAGGCTTCGGCAGCGCTTTGGGTGCTACCGCATCCAGAGGGTTTGCCGGCTTTACCTCGGGCTTCTGAGGTGGCTTCTTGCTGGCAGCATTGCCATCATCATCCTCGGCAGCGATACCGCACGCAGCCATTAGCGAGTAACGCCGAGCGTAAGTCAGGGCAGACCCATACCCTTGCGGGTCGTGCTTTGCTGCTGGCACGTGCAGCTTTCCCATGCGTAGCGTCTCGCCGGACTCGTGCAAGAAACACGTCTCCACGGTTACGCCGTCTGGCACGTCAAACGTCTCTTGGTAAACAGCGATACCGTTCTCAAGCAAAGCGTCATTGACTGCTTCCAGGCAGCTCGCAAGATCAACGTACTTGTTCTTGAAATGAGTGTTTGTATTGGTCTTGAGAGCTGGTGCAAAGGCACGTTTGGCTGCGACAAATGCTGCTGCGATTTTCATTTTGATACCTTGATGGTGACGGTTGACTGGCGCATCGAGTACGCTGGTTTGGCAGGTACGACCTTCTCGAGCTGCGCCGCGTAATTGCGGATTGGCCAGGAGATACGGAACTCCTCAGCGTGCGCTTTGGTGGCGTTGCCAAGCATTTCCTTCATCTCGGCTTCGCATTCATCAATGCTTGCCTCGAGCACTTTGATTTCCTGCTTTGCTTTTATAATCCTCTCGGCCAGCGTGGCTCCCCACTCTCCCAGATCAACTGAGTCTAAGTTTGGATCGCCTGGCCACTTAGTGCCAAATTCCTCGGGATTAGCAGGGTCGTACCATTCGACTTCACCAGTCTCGGACCAGTGCGTGAGCTTGGACTTGAACTCAAACGCTTTCTTGCGGATCAACGCTTGCGTCTCCTCGTGAGGAGCAAACAAAAATATCCGCAACTCGATGCCCTGGTAGAGCACGCAGACAGCTCCCCATTGGGCGCCATAAATGTCCATTTGAGCCTGAAGCTGAAGCGGTCCCCGACTCATTGCCGGACAATCCTCGGGATATGAGCTGGTCAGCTTTGCCTCAAGCACGCCAAAACCGTCCAGCTTGATTGACTCAGCGCCAATAACGTATACGCCGGCATCTGGGTTGTTGGTCACAACCAAACCGTTGCCGTTGCCATCGCCGTCTAACGAACAGGCAATTGGCGCATCGGGATGGAAGTAAGGCTTTGGATGGTCGAGCTTTAAATGCGACAGACCCAGGCGTGCGCTTGCCTCGAGCAACAGAGGCACTTCCAACAGATTGCCCCAATGCATCGCCTCGTTCTCTTTAAACGGATCTTCAACGTCCTGTAGAGCGTTTATTACGCTCTTGAGTACGCCGTTAGGCGTCTCATACTTAGAGTGCCCCAGAAGGGCCGGGATGCGGCTTGCAGACAACATCGTGTTGGGGGTGACCTTGCCGACCATCAGAGACCTCCGCTTAGAGCGAGGAACAGGCAGATTGCCGACATTGCGCCAACGGCGATAGATGCCAGGATGATTGTCAAGCTGGAATCGTGGTCTTCAGGTCTCATTGCTTGGCTCCTGGATGATTGGTTCGACATAGGTCACGGTGGCAAATTCATCGGTGTTCCAGTTCTTGATTTCGATGTCATTGAACTCTTCAAAACACTCGCGGTGAACATGGGCAAGGATGATTTCCTTGATTTCTTCTTTGGTGAAAATGATTTTCATGATGCTCCTTGGTTGAGGGGCCGAAGCCCCGTGGTTGATTAGTTTGTTTCGCGTTCTTGTGCGGCAAGCAGGAAAAATTCCCACTCTGACTTACGGCAAACCTTGAACCCTTCTTCTTTTGCGTTTTCTTTTAGGTCAGCAAAATATGCTTTGAAATCTTCTTTAAGTTTCTTGAGATCAGTCATGCTTGGCTCCTGTTGTGCGCTACAACGTGCAGCGCATGAGTTGTACTGTACAGAGGTTGACAACCGTTGACAAGGGGTCAGACCAACTTTTTTTCTAGGGACAAACCCTAGTACAGATTTTCTCCACAAGCTCATCGACTTCGTGCATCATCTGCCGTTCGCACTCGGAGATCAGATGTTTACCCTTCAGTTCGTCATCCCTGGCCCACCCATCGGCAAGGGCAGACCACGGTTCTCAACGCACGGCGGCAAGCCCAGAAGCTACACACCGGCTGTAACGCGAGAGTACGAAGCACTTATCGCAGCTCGAGCAGCAGAGGCGATGAACGGCAGAGAACCGTTACAGACGCAGCTCACGGTCTGCATCTACGCATCAATGAGCATTCCCCTGAGCTGGTCAAAAGCAAAGCGCCAGGCAGCTCTGGACGGTGACATTTATCCTGCCAGACCAGACGTCGACAACATTGCTAAGACGGTGCTGGACGGGATGAATGGCGTGGTTTACGAGGACGACGCCCAGGTCACATTCTTGAAAGTCACCAAGAAGTATGCTGAGGAGGGCAACGTTACGGTCTGGCTGTCGGAGAATATTAAGTGAGCGATCCTTTCAAGATAAACGGACCGACCGTCTTATCTTTTTCCGGCGGCAGAACGTCTGCTTATATGTTGTGGCGCACTTTGCAAGCGAACAACGGATTACCCGCAGAAGCCAAGGTTTGCTTTCAAAATACTGGTAAGGAACGCGAGGAAACGCTTCGGTTCGTTAATGAATGTGGAAAACGATGGGGCGTTGAGATTGACTGGCTTGAGTTTAGGGACGCAGAGATCAAGTTTGAGAAGGTGATGTTTGAAACGGCTAGTAGGAACGGTGAGCCTTTTGAAGCAATCATCCGTAAGCGCCAGTTCCTGCCCAACCCAATTGCTAGGTTCTGCACCGTTGAACTTAAAATTAAGACCGCTGAAAGATATTTGAAGTCCTTGGGTTGGACTGATTACGAAAACTGGATTGGAATTAGGGCAGATGAGCCTAGAAGGCTGGCCAAAACCAAGATCCAAGACCAAAGCAAGGGAACTACAAAATACGCCCCTTGTGGCATTGCTGGCATCACTAAGCACGACGTGGCTAAGTTCTGGCGTGAACAACCGTTTGATCTTGAGTTGATCAACGACAACGGCACAACCCCTTGGGGAAACTGTGACCTGTGCTTTTTGAAAGGTACGAACAAGGTAATGAGTCTGATCTCACGAGAACCAGATCGAGCACTGTGGTGGGCCAAGATGGAAAAAATACCAATGGTTGGTAAACCGCTTGGGGGCGCTTTCAGATCTGACCGTCCGTCTTATCAGGCAATGATGAACTCAGCAAAAAGCCAGATTGATATGTTTGACGACTCCGAAGATATTTCCTGTTTTTGCGGGGACTGAGATGAGCAAAAAAGCAAACATCGAGGCCAAAAGACGGCTTGAACGGATGCCCTACAGAGGGTTAGATTTAAATAGCAAACCACTCAGAGATTATACAAAAGCTGAAAAGGAGATCGTAAAAGAAATCAAAAGAGAGTACGAAAACAGCCTTAAAAACCCCTCAGACTAGCTTGTGGATAACCTGTGGATAACTACCCTAGAATCTGTGAATAACCCTGTGGATAACCCTGTGGATAACTTTTCTTCATATACGCGTGCGCGTAGAGATCTAAGACTAAGATCTAAGACTAAGATCTAAGACTAAGAGAGCTAAGACTAAGATCTAAGGAGAAGATCTATGACTAAGATGAATGACTCTATATTTAACTTTACTAAAGAAATAAGAGGAGGTTTAAAAAAAATAAAAAGTGCAAAAATAAGCAGCAGCCTCATTGATCAGCTAATTGCTCTGGACATGACGTCAGCGCAAATGCAAACGAGCATTGAATCAGTTATCCGACGACGGATTCATGCAAAGCAACCCGAGGTCGAAACAATTGAGGAATTACTTTCCGAGGTTGTGACCGACCAAATCCTGAGAAACAATTTAAAGTGAATCAAATGAATAAACCAACCGCAGCTAAGGGCACATACGAGCAGAAACCCGGAAAAGGCGCTGCATTTCCGAATGACAAAAAGGTCGAGGATTGGCACGCCGATTACAAAGGTCGCGTTTGCTTGCCAGACGGCTCAATGCACTGGCTGGACGTGACGATCAAAACCGCTGCCAGCGGGATGCAATACGCTGCAATTTCGATTGGAAACGCTTGCGAACCGACCACCGTGGTCGATCATGGGCCAAAAAGGCATCCAGACGGCCACGGGAGCGGCTTTCAGCAAGCGGGTGAGGCTACCCTACCAGCTCGGATGAAAAACGCGCCACAGGGCCGCGCATCGGGTTTCGACGATCTTGAAGAAGATCC